TTGCTCTTGCAAAACCTCATTGGCAGGCTCTGGCTCAACTCGAGCGGTGGCAGCCTCTTCAACCGGAAGGTTTGCGTACTCCCTCACATATTTCTCAAGCTGGTCATCTGGCGTAATGATGCCAGCGCCGACAAGCCCAGACAAAGCACCCGAAAGCGCTGCAAGGTCTGGCGTTTCTACATCGTCATAGCCAAGAGTTGGGAAGCATCGCTCTGGGAAATTATTGAGCCGCATGAGCCTGGGGATTGCTTCGTTGTTCATGATGCTGGCGATGCTGTCTAGGTAGGTGCCGAGCGCCTGCGCAAAGAGCGATGTTTTTGAATCCGCCAAAGCGAAAGAGCCCACCGACTCGGTGCCGAGCAGGATGAACTCACCAAGCATACTCATTGCAATTCGAGACTGGTAGCGCTTGATGATCTCATTGACATCAATGGGCCTGCGACCGCCTGCGCTCAAGAGCTTCAGCCGGTAGCCGCTGGGGCTTCCATCCGCGAGCTGCTCATGGGGGATGACCAGCCCCTCGTATTCATCGCGCCCGACCCGCTGTACTAAATCCTTCATTGCGGCCAACACGCTTCGCTCGTTGCTGCTGGCATTGCTTGAGAGAATCTGGGCTGGCACCTCCATCACTGGCAGCCCTGCGAGGTCCCGGCTAATCCCGATGCCCTCATAGGTCATAATCTTCTTGGCGTAGAAGTAGGAGATATAGGCATTTCTCAAAATGCTGCGCCCTTCCGGGTTGCCCTTGTGTGCGTCGGCTCGAAAAAGCAGCATCTTTTCTCGAGGTATGTAGCGCGTGCGATAGCTTGGAGGCGGGTCCTGATAGAACCCGAGTATTTCCCCGTCATTGGGGTCTATATCCCAATCTGACAAACTATCCTGCGAGCGAATAGGGAACCCGCGCCAGCCGATGCGGTTATCTCTGAACCGGCTCTTAAACCTCCGGTCCTCTTCGTCTGGGCCGCGTCTTATTTTGTAGGTAATTTCATGCGTCGAGAATCCAAAGGTGAGAAAGCTTAAAATTTCGCTGAGCGTATCGGACCACGTTTCATCCATGTCTTCGAACAAGCACTCTTCGACAAACTCTGCGCACGCCTTTGACTCTGGCGTGTCATCTGCCTCGCGAATGCTCCACACCACCTGGCGCACCAGCGTGCGGATAGCGTAGAGTACGGCACCGATAACGGGATCGTTGTTGGACATTTCCTTGTAGACCCTGGTGGCTTTTTCGCCCCTTAAGTCGTTTAGAAATTCCTCGTATATTTTGCCGCCCTGGTACTTGAGGCCTGTGGCTCCGAGTACGTCAATCGGGTCGTATTCTTCGTCTTTCTTCATCGGTTGCGACTCCCAAAAATGGCTGCGGCATCTGCCTCAACCGTGTTGATCCCTCGTTTTCGGTCCTGAGCTCTGACCTCGGCTGGCGTTGGTGCAACAAGCCCACATCTGCAATTTGCGACATGCTTAATGGGCCCAAGCCCTGGCCGCATCATCGGCGTATCGTCGGGCAAGATGAAAGGCTCATCAATCGGCACCACCACACCATTCATTTCTTGATGTCCTCGCCCGCCGTCGTTTAGCTGCGAGCGCCACTTCTTATACCGCTGCCCCGTCGCCCGAAGCCCTGCCAGTTGTCCGCCTGCTTGAGCCTGTACCATCTCGGTGCGAGCTATCAGGCTCGCCCGGCTGAATACATCACGCGTGATTGGTGGCCCGCGCTCAAGCGGCTCGAGGATCCCCCGCGTGGGCTTCTGATTCGGTGCGAGCACCTCCGCGCCTTCGGCAAAATAGGAAAACCTCAAGCGCCGCGCTAGCTCGCTATAAGTAAGCCCGGGGTCTGCTGTGAGTTGAGCGCTTAGAAACTCGCGAGTTTTCGCCCTAAACTCTTCGGTAACATTTGTGATGAGCGCCGTCTGCTCTGTGCGCTTCTGGTCGAAAAACTGCCGAAACAAGTCAGGCGGCGTCGTGTAGCTTGGGTCGATTCGCTTGGCTGCGTCTTCCATTTCACGGATGCCTGCAAGCGCTGTAATTTGGGCAAGCGCATCAATCGCCCGCTGGGCTGCGACCTGGTTCTTTTGCACCTTGCCCTTGAGCCGCTTTAGCTCCTCTTCAATCAGCACCTTGTAATAGGTGGAAAGAATCGCACGCACTTTGACCGCGAGCGCCTTGCTGCGCGCTTCGGCTTTGCCAGCGCCTGGTCCTCTGCGGGTCCTCGAGAAGCTTGGGTATTTTTGGCCTGGGCCCATCGCCTTCAAAAGAATCATATCCAGTCATACCCCCGCAGATTGTCATCCGCGTTAATGCTGATATCTGGCAGCGTTCTTTCGTCCAGCTCAGTGCAAGCCCACACCATGGCATCGAGTCTGTCCGGGCTTTGCTTGGTCATCCCCGGCACGTAGTTTGTAAGCTGGTCCTCGAGCGCTGGCATGATGCCGCAGACATGAAGCCTCCCCTGCTCGAGCCTTGCAGCGATAGGCTCGGCCCTGGCGTGCTTCCCCTTGGATGCGTGGATGAGTTTGACGGGCACCGAGCGATCTAGCTGCTCTGATATCGTGCGCCACGTCTCGCCGCCCTGGTTGCTTTCAAAAACCAACCGGTCGGCCTTGTGCAGCCTGTAAGCCTCTATCGCTCTCCGACATACAGCATCGGGGGTACCGCGCATGCTCAAATCCTCGAGGATATAGAGGTGCCCATTTGAGCAGAGCCCCGCTACCACCAGCCCGCTCTCATCCGATTCAGCCCCGCTTGTAGTCGCCGGGTCTACTGCTACAACAATCCGCCGCAGGTCCGGTGAATGCTGGACCCTGTAAGCGTCTAAGTCTCGCCGCAAAAAGAGCGCTCCGGGCAACTCGCTCAAGAGCTCACCCTCGAGTTCTTGCCTGCCGAGCGTCGTTCCTTGGTATCGGTCGTGGATTGCTTGGATAAAATCGCTCGAGAGATTCTGCGCGTTGTCCATGGTGCTACCCCGCGTCACATGCGTGCTCTCTAGCTGCGCGAGCTTGCGGAGCATATGCAGGGGCCTCGGGGTTGTAGTAACTACCACCCTAGGCCGGTCGCCTAGTCGCATCCCGAATTTCAACTGGTCCCAAGCGTCGAGCCGCTGCCATGCTGCAAGCTCGTCAGCCCAAGCGTAATGATGCTGGGGCCCCCTGAGCTGGTCCGGTTTCTCGGCTGTGTAGGTGGTGGCCATACTTCCATTCGGCCATGTCAGCCGCCGCTTGCTCGGCTCATACTCTGGCCGCTCATCCTCATTCGCACAAGCCAGAATCCCGCTCTGGCCTTCGACCATAACATCTCGAGCATCGCTCGCAGACCGAGCGACTAACGCAATGCGGCACCCGGGCACCTCAAGCGCTCGCTCAATCACCCACTCGGCTCCCGTGCGAGTCTTGCCCCATCCTCGCCCCGCTTGAATCAGCCACGTGCGCCAATCGCCCACGGGCTCGAGCTGGTCTTGACGCGCTGCGAAACACCATAGGCGCATAAGCGCCTCAGCCTCATCAGGCTTGAGCCCTTTGATAAACTCATTCCTCGCCGCTTCGCTCTGCGAGCTGAGCCAGTTTATCCAAGAGCCGCTTTTTTGCGTCGGTGGTTTCAACCTTGGCATCTATCTCAACCTCTTGCTTTGTCTTCGGTATAAACATCGCCCGCCGCCGCTCGAGTTTCCAAGCAGCCGCTTGCCAGCTACCTGCCATCGCTGCCTTCTCAATCATCGCGAGCCATCGGTTGGTTGCCTCGCCCTCAACCTCTTTTATGCGCCTCAAAAATTCATTGTATTTTTTACTCGTTGCCAAGTTGGGCTGCTCTTCTGCTTTCTTTTTTTGCTCGTAATACCAGCCCTCGCTGAACCCAGCACAGCCGCACGCGTCCTTGATAGGACACCCCAGCCGAATCGCTTTCAAGAATCTATCTTGCATCTCCTCGGTGAGAATTTTGGGCTTGCGCCCCGCGTTGCTTTTGCGCTTCTTAGACATTCACTAGCTCGGCAGTCTGGCCGGTGAAATCTTCCCAGCGTTTTATTATCACGTCACAATATGCGGGGCTCAATTCCATGCCATAGCACTTGCGGCCTGTTTGCTCGCAAGCGATTAGGGTTGAGCCGGAGCCAAGGAACCCATCGAACACGATTCCGCTGGCCTGTACGTATTCCAGCACCTTGCCGACAAGTGCAGCGGGTTTTTGTGTTGGATGAACCCTCTTTTCCCTCTCGCCGCTTTGCACCATACCCATCCATACGTGGGTAAAGATTTTTGCGCGTTTATCGGCAGAGGTCCACGCAAGCTCAAAATCGGAAAAATTATCGTCCCACTGCCTACCCTTCTTATCCCAGACCAGCCAGCAGCGCGATTCCGGGAGGACCGTTGCGTAATAGTTACATCCCCATATAACGCCAGGGGCTTTTCTCGCGTGCATGTCTATAAACTTTTTCGCCGTGTCGGTTGAATCGTCGTTCATTATCGGCGCGTAGTTGTTGGCGAGCCCTGGTGCATTCGGGCGCGGGCCGAAAGACTTTGAACCGCCAGCCACCGAAACAGGAACAGCGTCGATGCCGTACGGGGGATCTGTATGAATGAAACCGAAAGGCTCTCCATCCATCAGCGCTGCTACATCCTCAGCGCTGGTACTATTCCCGCACATCAACCGGTGATCCCCAAGCTGCCAAATCTGCCCCGGTTGCGCGGTTGGATCTTCCGGCACCTCTGGCACTTCATCGGGGTCTGTATTGCCCTCGGTGATGCCAGTCACCTCATCGACTAACGCCGTTAGCTCTGCGTCACTAAAGCCCGCCGCCTCTACCAGCGCCTCGTCTTCAATCTGCAAAGCACTAAGCTGCTTTGCCAGCGCCTCTTCATCCCACTCGGCAAGCTCGCCCGTGCGGTTATCGGCTATCGCGTAAGCCGTAGCCTCTGAGCCCTCGAGCACGGTCTTGACGATGTTGATTGAATCCCAGCCCAGAGCTCGTGCGGCCGTGAGCGTGCCATTGCCCGCAATGACGATACCCTTCTCGTTAACCACGATGGGCTTCTGTTGCCCAAAGCGCCGAAGGCTCGACTTAATGGCGTCCAGGTTTTTCGAGTCATGCGCTCGAACGTTCGCCGGGTCGCAATCCAGCTCGTCTATCATCACCCGCTCAACCTGCATTCAACACCTCAATAATTGGCTCCCGCGCTCTATCCTTCCACACCCAGACCTCCTTACTTGTCCCCGGTGGCACCTCAAACGCATTGAGCGCTTCCATCTCCACTGAGCCCGGCCTGCGATTCGCCTTCACCTGGACCAATCGCGTGCCATGCGGCCCGATTGCTATAACGTCCCATTCGCCCAAGCTCGCCGCCGAGCGCGTACACTTGTAGCCCACTGCCTCGAGCCGCTTCATAGTTTTAAGCTCAAGCCGAGTGCCCTTGGCTTTGCAGTTTTTGACGCGCCCCATCAGTGAATCCAGACCGAGCCGCCGCCTAGCTCTGGCTCGTCGTTGTACAGCGTGCCCGTGCCCCATAACCGCTCGGTGTGGCTTCGGCCCCGCTGGTAAACCGCCCGCTCAATCGCTTTGACGGTATCCGACACCAGCGATTCGCTGGGCTGCTCGCCCTCAATCCAAGCCACCACCCACTCATTCAATAGCTCGTAATCTTCCATCAGATCCCCCTCCGATGCCGAAAATATATCGTATTTTTACGCTCTCCCGCAATCGTAAAGGATAAATTCACAATTACCCGTCAAGTCAAAAGCCCCCCTCCCTTTTGACATGGGGGGAATAAACCCCAAATCGGTACCCATTAACCCCATGTGCAAGTCAACCGGAAAGCCCCTACCCTTTCCGGAAGCCCTGGCGTTATCTCGCGCCTACACCGAAAAGCCCTGATTTCGGTGTAGCAAAATCGACCGACGCCCTGCGTTAAACGTACGTTTATGACGCGCCGCATTGTGTGTAATTCTAGCCAATTCTAGCCATGGCTTTTGGCTAGAATTATGAGCAGAGCACAAGGCTGCAAGGTGTTGGTTTATATACTCTTTTTATAATTACTTCTTATCCTATACTAATTCTCGCCATTCTAGCCGGGGGGTACCCCCTCCCATTTTCCCAGAGGGGAGGGGTACCCCCTGTGCAGAATGGACACAATTGCTAAAACAGGGGTTAAACCACTGAAAACGTTGATAATAATTATCGCCAAAAGTTTTGGCTAGAATTGGCTAGAATTGGCGACAATTGCCAGGATGGGGAGCCGCCTGGGTACCGGAATCGGCGGCGGCTCCCGTCATTTTACCTGTTTTGAGCTACGGGGTAAACTCGCCGTCCTCGTCCGGAATATCACACAGCCCCCACATCTGACATCCTCGGTCTGATTCTGACTCAGGTGTAAAAAGCTGATATTGCTTGCCCCCCCTCGACGTCTTTGACCACTTCACCACTTTGTCGATATCCCAATATCCCTTATTGTCTTTTGCCAAAAAAAACTTTGGCATCTGTTTATCTGCTTGCACTTCCTCGTCATTTTTTTGCCGTCTGATCTGAACGAGTTCTTCAACATCCCTCTCAAGATCTCGGATTAATTTAATCCTTTCGGGTGTATCTTCTGCCACGGCTCGAATCTCATCTTTTCGAGACATGATGCAGGGCCAACAGCCGACTCGTTTAGCCGGGTTTTTGTCCTTTAGATAAAGCGGAGCGGGTCTAAGGTTATGCTCTGCATGTATCGCCACAACATCAGCGACCCGCCAAGTAATTAGCGGTCGCCAGGTGGAAAGCCCTTCAACTTTAAAGGGGCTATCGTCATCCCACTCCTCAAATCTTGAGCGTGCTACACTTTCATGCGCCCTGATGCCGACTGCATTGATAGGAGGCTTTCCGTGTTTTTTTGCTATTTGCTTAACGAAGCTTTCTTGCGGCTTGATCTTCAGTTCAATCGTGCAGAATCGAAATCTACGCGACGGAAAAAATGCTTTTTTGCGCACTAGGTCTGGCATTCCCCCAGGGTATTTTTCAGATCTGACAATGGCTATTTCTCCGAATAATGGCCGCAGAACCTCGTTGACGTATTTTGTTAAATCACCATGCTCCCACCCTGTGTCTGCCATCACAAAATAAAGCGGATTGGTTTTTCTGATCTCCAGATTATGGATCAGATAAAGCGCCATGGCGGTTGAGTCTTTTCCACCGGAGATACTGGCAACAACTGGCCTTCCGCTCTCTTTCACAAATCTTGCCCATTTACTAATTTCCATGATTCACCCCTTCTGATTCGATAGCCACAAAAGCCTCTCGCTTTCGTCCTGCTCCCCGATGCCCAACCTCAACAAGCGCCACCTCCTGAGCATCCACTAGCGCGCGCATAATCTCCGCGTGCTCCCTGGGCTTGAGGTTTCGAAACTTGCGCTTCAGCTCTGCGGATGTGAGCCCGCGCTCACCTGCCCGCACAATGGCTGACAACATCGTTTGACGCTGCGCGCCAAATTGGCTCGAGGTTACCCGCTCAGATACTGCGCTCACCAGACGGTTGAACGAATGGGATGTGTAGTCTATCGCCCAGCGCATGGACTCGGCGTCAATCTCCTGACAGCACTTGCTCGAGCTGATGATTGCTGCCACCCGCATCGATATCTCAACCGCACGGGCAAGCAGGACATCAAGCCCCGAGTCTGCGAGCTGGCGGCGCCGCTTGACCGTCTCCGCTTCGAAAGCATCAATCAGATCGTAGGCTTCATCTGAAAAACCCATCTCCGTAGGCTTGGGTGCTACATCATGAACGCCGCCGACATCAAAGACGCCGCCTTTTTTACGCATGTTCTTGGCCCACCGAACTACCGCCATTGGCGGCTCAACTCGAGCCCTCCCGCGCCGCCTGGCCTGACACTCTGCGTCAGACTCAATCACGAGAAAGCGGCCTAACATCCCCGCCTCAATATCCGCGTCCCCGATAGCCGAGTAGAATTGCCTCGGCGTGGTCATCGCATAGACCGTAATGGCTGGGCTTACCACCTTGAGCCGCTCTGACTCGCTGCGCTGCTTTTCTGTCAGAGCCATGGTTGAATATGCCCTTGGGCGCAGCACACCATCGAGCCGCCCGAAAGCCTCGACAAGCACCGTGACCGCCTCTTGCAGTTGAGAGTTGCCGCTCGCTTGGCAAGCTTGCAGATACTTTCCAAACTCATCGATGATGCAGATGTGAGTTGGCCTGTCCCTGAGCTCTGAAAAAACAGCGCCCGGCGACGTATAGCCGCTGCCCCCTATGAGGTCACCGAGCCCAGCCGCCTCGAGCACCTTCTCAACCGCTTTTTTGCCGTATTCTTTACCGGTGCCTGACTTGGCCACCGTCAAAAAATAGAGGCTTGTGCAATTGCTTTCGGTGGTGATGTATCGCCGCCCAAGCACTACTGAGCCGAGCGCGAGCGCTGACTGTATGGCCATATCTACATGGGGAGCCGGGGCTGTCTCCATATACCAATCGACAAGCGAGCCGAGCACCCCGGGCACTGAGTGAAGGTGCTCCGGCAGCCCGGTCTGCTTTGCGGGTTGCCTGAGCTTCACCGGGTCAACCGCAACTTGGATTGGCTCGGCTTCTGGGTTGTTTTGCTTGTGCGTCTTCCAAATGCTCCAGACAATCCTTCGAATCTCGGAATCCTCAAGCGGCTCTGGGTTTCTCGCGTTCCACTCTGCCAGCCGGTGGTAACACTGGGCCTGGTCAAGCCCCTCTTGAATCCACTGCCCGACCAGCGAAGCGCTAGATGCGTTACGCTCCCCCGGCAGAGCTGGCGAGCCGTCATGCGGCAGCCGCACAGATGATACGTCAAAGATGATATCTCTGTAATCCTTCTGAGCCGGGTTCACCTTGCCCTGAACCGCTTGATAGAGCTTCTCGAGCACTTTGGGCGAGCGATAAGCGATATCATCAAACTCATCAACACCATCGCAAACCTCAAGGTCATACGCCGCACGCTTAACCCCATAGCTCACGAGCTTTTCGTCTTTGTCCGCTGTACGCACGCTGCCCGGTGCTACGACGTAAGACCCGCGCTCTGGGTCCCCCTGGGGTGAATGGAATAGGTCAATGCCCTGATTGATACGGCTAGCCAGCCGCGCTTTCGGGTCTGTTCTGAAATAGAGGTGCTTACCTCTCGGCGTGCTCACCTCGAAATTCGACCGCCCAACAATGGACCGAATCAACTCTTCTTTCGCCGGGTCATCAATATCAACAACAACAAGCCCCCGCCCCGTGCGGATGCCTAGGTTGATTTGCGGGTTCTCTTCGTCAATCTCTTCTATCTCCTCCTCTGACACGGTGTTACCCGCATCGAACCTGTTCCATCCCTTGGTAATTACTTTGTTGGTGCCACGCTCCCCGCGCAGCACTCGACCGGGGAAAAGCTCAAAAAGCTTGCCCCAGTCTGCTGGTGTAAAATTCGCCATCATCATTGCCCCCTGGCATATCTCTAGTTTTTTCAATTCAGTTGATATTGTTGAATTATTTAGATTTAGCCAGCTCCCGCCTCAGAATTGGGAGCCCCCGCACAATTGCAAGTCGCATAACGTCAGCCCGCGTGGCAATACCCCGGGGGCTCAATCGCTCATCATCCGCGACTTTCTCCACCAGCTCGTCACATTGTTCGAATAACTTCTGGCTGCACCGCAGCCCGTAAACCTCTGATTTTGCCATCTCATATCTCTCCTTTTAATTGTTGAATTCGCAGCCCCACTTGGTACGCGACCTGGGGCACCACTGCATTGCCTAGGGCTCTGAGCATAGCCACCCTGCCGGGAATCCCATCATCCACCGGACGAACCGAACCGAGAGCTTGCCAGGGGTACCGAGCATCCCCAAGCGAGCCATGCTGTCGAGGCTGTGCCTTATCTTCCCCGTGCGCCCTGCCGCGCCGCCCTGATTGCTCCCGTAGGATGCCGCCGCCGGAGTCGGCAGCACGCCGAAGCCATGCGATGATAAACACTCTGTCGCGTCGGTGGCACGCCCCGACGGCTGCCGCGCTGATAGTATCCCATTCCGCATCGTACCCGCACCTGGCAAGCTGGCAGAGTACTTCGGACAATCCCCGTCCAGTGAGCGCTGGAACGTTTTCAATGATGACGAATCTTGGCAATACCAAGCGAATGAGCCTAGCAAACTCCCTCCAAAGGCCGGAGCGCTCCCCAGCCAGCCCGGCACCGCTCCCTGCGACGCTGATATCTTGGCAAGGGAACCCCCCGCAGATGAGCTCTGCGCCAGCAATATCCCCAGCTCTAACTGTTCTGACATCCTCAAACCTCCTCGCATCGGGCCAGTGCCTTGCCAGCACAGAACGGCAGAAAGCATCCTGCTCGACTTGCCAGAGCGTCTCACCCACCCCGGCAGCCTCAAGCCCTAGCTCAAGCCCACCAATTCCGCTAAACAAGCTGCAAATCTTCATCCTGTGCCCCGTACTTTTACCTCAAAAAAAACCTATCGATGTTGATTATACGTTGCACGTTTGTTGACTGCAACCCCCGGATGATGTGTAATGACAATGTGCCCAGAGGACCAACGAACGAACGAAAGGAAAAACCATGAGCCGCAAAAAAGAAAACATCAAGCCATGTGTCGTAAAGAAGTCTCAGCAGTGGGAAGCAATCATGGCGGCTGTTGAAGAGCTTGAAGAAACAGGCTCTGCCCTTGGCTCAACCCTGGCCGAGTGGGCAGAATCAGCGCGCATCAACGGTTGCGATACTTTCAAGTCAGTCGGTCGATGTGGAGTCGCTGAGTATTACGATTTTTCAGATGTTGAGGGTTATTGCTCGGAAACAATCGACGACATGTGTAAGGACTGCTTGGCTCTCGAAACTTTCGACCTTGCTATCCCCGCAGATCGTCTTCAGGAGGTTACGCAAGAAGAAGCCGAGGCAGCGCAACTGGCAATTATCAAGCAGTGTCTTTGAGACGAACGAACGAACGAAAGGAAAAACGATGAGCATTCAGGCACAAAACACCGATGAAATTGTAGAGCGCCGCTGGCGTACAAGGTCTGAACTGATTGGTAGGTGGGGCTTTACATGGGACGAAATCAAGTCGAAGCCCCTTGATTGGCTTGAATCTACTTTGGCCGATGAGCAAGAAATGTGGGCCATTGGAGAAGCAGAGCGCCGGTCCGAGCAAGCTCTCTACGGATACGAATTGTCACGGTGATGGGTGCCCCTTCGGGGGCATTAAACCGCAGGCCCCGTCCAAAGCCGGGGCAATGAACGAAAGGGAAAACGATGAGAAAAATTGATGCTAGCGGTGAATCGGTCACAAAAGACGCCCTCGATACCATTAAAGAGATTCTCGCATTTTGGGAATCTGGAGAGCCTATTCACCCGCGAGTTGCCGAGCAAGCGCTGTATGTGGTTAAGAGGCTCGAGCATTTTTTAGCAGACTAACAAGCCAGCAAAGACGAACGAACGAACGAAAGGGAAGATGATGACTAGAGCAATTTACACTTATCGATACCGAAGCGGAACCGAAACCAGAGAGTTTCGACTTTCAGAGCGCAGCCATGGAAAGTATGTGTTCCATCATATTGACCACAACGGCCAGCCTCACACCGGGCGTTACTTCACAGATAATCTTGAAAACGTGGACCGGTGGGTGTTTTCGCGCTTGGAGGAGCTTTACAGGGTGGACACTGTTTTTCCTGGTCGCGCCCCATCCTCATCCCTTTATGTCGATGTGCACTACCGAGACGGTCGCACATTTACCATCAAGTGCAGCCTTCTGAGTATCGACACGTTTTACGACGGAGTAGTAGAAGGCCCCCGAGGGGCTCGTGTCATTTCCAAAAACTTCTAGGTGATGGGTGCCCTTCGGGGCATTAAACCGCAAGCCCCGTCCAAAGCCGGGGCAACGAACGAACGAACGAAAGGGAAAACGATGAAAATCAATCTAAAGCACGAAGCAAAAATTGAAGCCGCCCTGGGCGCCGTGAACGGCAAAGCGGGAGCGCACGTAATCTGTGACGTTGAGCATCTGGAGGAGTTAGCCGAGCGCGCCGAGTTGGAACTAGAGCGGCGCGGCGTGACCAAGGCAGAGCGCTCTGGTTGCGGCATGGAGTTCATCCCCGCCGGCCCATCATCGAGCTATAAGTACACCTATATTAGTACCCGCGTGGTTCTGACACGTGGCAGCAAGGATTGGTTTCTGACCGAGTGCGGCCGCTTCGAAGGCTGGCCTGGCCAAGGTGAGCTTTTCAACCTTCGCGTCACAGAAAGCGCCCTGGATCAAATCAAGCGGGCTGCCGTTGCCGGCTTGGTCGGAGCGGATGGCAGAGCGCTAGTAGATGACGCCGCGTTGACTGAGAAGCTTCAGCGCGCCCGCCGCGAGTGGGAAGCCGCGCAGCGCACTATTGCACGCCTAGGAGGGGCATGATGTTGGATTACAAGATGAGGAAGGTTGGCCAAACGCTCGAGATAGAGCATCTGGTTTTCGGCTGGGTGTCGCTGATTGCTGCGAACCCTGAGCGGGTTTTGATGGAGCGCCGCGACCCGGTTTCTGGTCAGCGCTCGAAGTATTGGGAAAACAAGAGCTGCTTTAAGCTCGTAAACAGTAAGAGGGCAAAATGAGTATTCTAACTATCGCACCATCAGAGCTAGACGCGGCTTTGATGTTTTGCCGTGAGCTGGCATCGGCACAGCATGAAATCATCCCGGCAAGCTATCGCGGCAAGCCTGGGGCAATCCTGGCAGCTATTCAGCATGGAGCCGAGCTTGGCCTCAAGCCGATGCAGAGCCTGAGCGCAATTGCGGTCATCAAAGGCAAGCCAACAATCTACGGGGACTCCATGATGGCATTGTGTCGCAAGCATCCTGAGTGCGAAGACATCGAAGAGACCATCGACAACCCCGGCACAGATAAAGCCATCGCCCGATGCACGGTGCATCGTAAAGGCTGCAAGCCAGCAGAGCGCACCTTTTCGGTTGACGACGCGAAGCGAGCGGGGCTCTGGGGCAATAAAGGCCCATGGTCATCTTACCCTGATAGAATGCTTCAGATGCGCGCTCGAGGCTTCGCCCTGCGGGATGTTTTTGCTGATGCGCTTGCTGGGTTTATCACCACCGAAGAGGCTCAAGATTATCCTGAGCCATCAACAGCAAAGCCGAAGCGAGCCATCCCTGGTGAGCCCACGGTTATCACTGCCGAGGTGCTTGAGTCGAAGGCTGCTGCGCTGCCCGCCAAGCCTGCCGTGAGCGACGATGTGCTTCGTGCCCTGGCTCATCTTGAGACCCTACAAATCAGCGAGCAGAGCGCTCTGGATTATTTGAGCCTTGAGCGAATCGAGCAAATCGAGCCCGCTCATCTCAAAGACCTGCGCGAGCTCTACATCAACACTAAAAAAGGAGAAGCCTGAAATGGCAGCAGTACACTTTAACCCCACCGCCGTTGATTACGGTGAAACAAAGCAAGAAGAGCGCGTTGATTTTAATGAACTCATGCCCGACGGCGAATACCCGCTCACTGTTATCGCAACAGAAAAGCGAAAAAATCGAGCGGAAACCGGCTCTTATATTCTTTTGACGTTCGAAGTTGCGAGCGGCAAATATCGCCGAAAGTGGGTCCGCGAGTATCTCAATCTTTGGAACCCAAACGAGCAAGCGGTTGAGATTGCCCAGCGAAAGCTAGGCCAGCTCTGCAAGGCTTTAGGCATCGAGCATCTGAGCGATACTGACGAACTCTTGAACCGCAGCGTACAAGCCAAGATTTACACTAAGCCGGGGTCAAATGGCTATGAAGCCCAAAATGCAATCGGCGGTTATAGTGCAATGCCCGCTCAGCCTGAGCTGGATGACGACGTGCCATTTTAACGGATAACCCTGACGGTGCTGGGGGGCCGTGCGAGCCACCCCAGCGCCAGGGGGATCTTCCCGCAAGCGGGAGAGATAGCCCCCTTATAGCCTAACCTGATAAGATTGCCAGAGGGGAAAGGGGAGAGAATGAAAATGGTTTATCTGCTAGCCGGGCTTTCTTGCCTCGGAGTCCTTTGTGTTTTTGCAATGATGATCGATGCCTCTGCGCGGCGTGAGCTTGCCCGCAGGATTGACCAAGATTTAGCGCGTAGGCAGGAACCGCGCTGGGAAGATGAGGACTGGCGATGAGAGAAGAGACCATCAGAATTGCAATCGAGAAAGTCAAAGCGCGCTACGGAAACCGCGCGGTCATCGTTGACGATGGCAAAACGAAAGAGCCCGCCCGAACTATAATCGCGGAAGCCGTCGAAGGGCTCGAGACTCATGGCGAACGAATCGAGGCCGCGCAAGATGCTCTGGTTGAGCATGGCGCAGCTTGGAATGACCTGGGCTGGCTAAAGAAAAAGCGAGCTGAGGCAAAGGGGAAATAACACAAGGGAAAATATCAATGAGTTTTATTGAGGGGGTTATCGCCTGCGCCGTCACTGGCGTATGCGGCAGCATAGGGGTTTTTTTGTCTACTTGGAAAATGGACATTTGAAAAAGGGAAAATGAAAATGACTAGAGCAAGCTATGGGGGCCATGAGAGCCCGCCAAGATTGGGGCCGATAGTGCTTGGGGTTTTGACGGTTGCGACGATTGCGCATGTCGCAATCTACGAATGGGGTGATTTCAAGGTATCCAAGATGCTGCCAGCGTATCCCGATGCGCCGCGCACTGTAGACAATAGAGGGGTGCTGCATAGCACGCATCTTGAGTCGCAGCTTGCGAAAGCACAGCGCCGCATCGCAGAGCTCACGCGGGATGCAATGCCAGAAGAGCGCGAGACCCTCGAGGAAGAGCGCGAGCGCTGGCAAGAGCAAAAAGAGCACCTACTTGCTCGAATTGCCGAGCTTGAAGAGAAGATACTTTTGGTGGTGAATGCCAATGGAGAGCACACCAGCAATGACAGCGCCTTCATTGGCCAGCTAGCAGAGGGGGTGGGGTTATGAGCCGAAAGAAACTATTCAAGGAAGATCACCAGAGGCTTCAAGCTATCGTGGAGACCATTATCCTGCTCGCTAATGAGTGCGCGGACCGAAGCGCTGAATACTACCGACGCCACCAAATTGAAGGTCACGAACAAGATTTAGAGCTGAGCGACCTATTACGGGATGCGGTAACAGACCTCAAGAGCCTCGAAGAGCGCGTGGGCACTGGGTCGGTGATTGATAAAGTCATGTCACAGCGCATCGCCGAGGAGCCCGGTGTCTTCGGGATGCTATTTGGCTTCGGTGGCAAAAAGAAACGCCAGATAGGAGGGCCTGCGGCATGATGTGTTGGTTAGGATTGCACCGATGGATTTATCACGGCGAATGGATTCGTGCCTGCTCGAGGTGCGAAGCCGTGCAAAGACGAGCAGCCGAGGGCGAGACGCGCCGCCCTGGCTGGTACTATACGCGGTAATTTTGCCGCAGCCCCCTGCCCCGGTGCCAGCCTGTGAACGAAACACGCGTAGCGCTGGCGACCACCCGGGGTAGGGGTTTTTGGGATCTTCTAACTTACAACGTAAAGGCAGAGAAAAATGGGAAAACAAAGCAAGAGACCAAGAGTGATTCGCCCTTGGGATATTGAGCAAATTATTGGACTGATTGAGATTGTGGCAGAGGCTGGCGACTACCCGCGCGTAGGCTGGGCCAACATTGCAAGGCTGCACAATCAGAGATTCTTTCCGGGCATCGAGGGCCGCACACCGAAGGCCATTGAGGGCATGTTTGGTCGCATCCGTGACGGCTTTATGTACCTTCAAGACCAGCGAGTAATGGGCTTGATGGTTGAGCATGAGGCGCTCTGGCAGCGCATCGGCAGACATTCGAAAAAAGATCTAGAGGTTGACGCTCTCAAGGCTCGAGTCGAAGAGCAGAGCAAGCAGATCAATCAGCTCTTGGACGCGCTAGCCCGCCATGCCCCGGGGGCACTGATAAGCCGCCCGGGCTCTTCATAGCCTCGAGCGCTTCAGACAATAACGCAAAGATAGGCGCCGCACATAAACCACAAGCCCATCACCACTCCTCGAGTAGGGTATAGCTAAACGTCTTGCATCCGGTTGTGGCAATCTGTAACCGGGCAAGGCGCATAGCCTCTTCAAAGTCAGACTCATTTGCCAGCACCTGACAACCAGCAGACCACCTATCAACGCGGGTAGAGTGCTGCCCGGCTTTGTGCAGGTTGATGCCGAAAAACCCGGTGTCCGTCGGGCCGTCGGTGTCAAACTCACCATCTCGGTTAGCGTCCCGCCATACCGTCACCTCGCCGCCGCGCTGACATAACGCCTCATACTGCCCCCGGTGCTGGTCAATCTCCCAGATTCCGCGATAATGACCAGGGCAGAGTATCGCCGTGCCTTTTACCTGAAGCGGATTTAGCAGGTAGTATTGCCCCGGGTCGGTGGTGGCTTTCCAAAAATGGGTCATCCACTGCCCGCCCTGACGATACGCGCACCCTACCAAATCATCAAAGGCATTCGGGGCACCATTGCGCTTTCGGATGCCGAAAAGGTTTAGGTCATACTGGCCATCAAAGACCGGATATCCTAGAGCTCGTATCTGTTTGAGAACCGGGGGAAGCATGATTGCCGCCTTATATTAGAATCTTATTCTGAGACCACCGAGCGCTTCCCACTGCTTGCCGCTGTCAACAGAAGCATCAACAAACAGGCTTGCGCTTTCGCTAAGGCGAGCAGCCCCAGAAACAAAGCCCCGGGCCCTATCGCCATCAATGCCAATACCAAAATCAATCGATCCTGCGCCCGGCGCGATAGACTCCGCCACACCGAGCGCATGGCTCACTTGCTCTCTAAGCTTTCGGGCTTTCCCAACGAGGATACCTCGGCGGCTGCCTGCTTGGCCAAAAGAGCACGCTTCACCGTTGCCCTACTTTGCGAATAACTAGCACCGCAGAGCGCTGAGAGAATGGGCCCGCCAATGATTGCCCATTGGCTTTCTGAGAATATGGCGCAAAGGATCCCACCGCACATTCCCAAGATAGAAATGAAAAACTCCGACGAAAACTTGCCATTGGTTTTACCCTGTATCATCTCGTTCCCTCCGGTCTCTTTCCACTGCGTCCTTGATGTCCATTCTGCGAATTATTTCATAGGTATTACTAAGCGCTTCCCGCGTCTTTTCGCTTACGTCATTGACCCTATCGCTCAAAGCCTCAATCTTTTCTTCGTTAACCGCTAGCTTAGATGCGAGTCCATTGCCGTTATGTTTTGGGTTTCGCTTGTCACTGAATCGCTCGGCTAGGCGCATCCCAACAACGATAGCTGCAACAACGCCCCCGCCGAGTGCCGATTCAGGATCCACGTCAATCCTCTTCTGCTGGGGGCTGGGCCTCTTCAACAGTGTGGCCGCCTTCCGACATCTTAACTTTGAGCGCATCAAGGGCGCTATCAATCAGCGATGTAACGCCGTCGCCCTCAAGCGGTAGTTTTACGCCGAATCGCGTACCGTCAATCTCCGGCAGTGTTGCAATTGCTTGGCATGATGCGCTTACGCTGCCTTCTGCGATTGATTTTGTAATAGTCACTTGAACGGTGTGCAGTGTTTTAGTCGCCATTTTCTAATACCTCGATTCGCGCCGTTAGCTCTTGAACGGCTTTGATAAGTGGCATGACAAGGCGCTCATACTGAATGCCCTGCTTCCCGCTTGGTTCAATTACATGTCCGCTAAATCCTTCAGGCAAAGCGCCCAAGGCCGTTTCGACCTCCTGAGCAATCAGGCCGTGCTGAATTGCGTCAGAGTCAAACTCGCCACGCTCGGCAGGCTCATCCCCAGCGAAGCGCGCGTCTCTAATTTCTTCGGGCCAGTCTGCCGGATGGATTTTTTTGTAGGTCACGGGGCGCAGCGCGTTTACAAAATCAAGCCCAAGCTGGCTTGTGGTAACCTCTGTTTTGATGCGCTCATCTGAGTCAACGGTTAAAGATGTCTGACAGTGAAAGCTTGATATGCTGCTGTTTCCAAGCCTGACTTGGTTGTTTGCTGTGCCAGTTGTGCCCTCGCCGACAATGACCTGGTTGGTTCCGCTGTTTGCGCTGGGGTCAGCATTGTTGCCGATGATTACGTTATTGGTGCCAGTAGTCAAAACATCGCCAGCCGCTCGCCCAAGAATTGTATTTTGAGCGCCCGTCGTCAAGGCGGTGCCAGCGTTGGCTCCCACGATTACGTTGTTCTCAACAGATGTGCCGGAATCCATGCACGTAGCTGTTCCGATTGTCACATTGAGACGGGTGTCAGCGCACACCAGCTGGCGCTTGTTTGTGAACTCCAAAGCAACTGCGTCTTTTGCTGTTCTAAGCTGCAAAAGGGGCGGGTCAATAAATCCGTTGGTGCCATCGGCAACAGTTACCGCGCTATCAACAGTCAGGTCGGTACCGTTAGCGGCGATCGCTGTAATGGTTCGAGTGTCAGAACCCACCTTGATTGATGCGCCTGCGCAAATCTCCCCCGGCGTGTTACCGCTCCGAACCAGTGTTGTGCTCGATGCGCCGCCAGTTCCGAAGGTTCCGCTTGCTTGCGTGTCCGAGTTGCCAACAACTTCAAACATTGCATTTACGGTAGTGTCTTCTGCGCCCCGAATCTTCATTCTGCCGGTAGCGTTAGATAGGACAATCGTGCCGTTCCCGGCTGAAATAATTTCCATGTTGTCCAAACTGTGGTCGTAACGAAGCAACCCAGCCTGGGCATTTCCCGCGTCGGTAAAAGCAATGCCGCTGTAAGGGTCGGTTGATTTAGACATCAAAGTAATGCCGCTCCGGCCATCACTCTCAACAACGATGTCGTTCCAGTCAGCGTGAACTTGGGTATGCCCGGAATCACCGCTTTTAACGTGAAGTCCGGGGGAAGCGCAAAGAGGTGCATCTTCGCCAATCCCAACTTTATTGTCGTTGTCGATTCGCATCGACTCAGCGCCGCCGGTTGTGAAGCTGATGTATTGGCCGCTGCCGGATGATGCGCTAAGTTTTAACGGGACTGTGAGCGCAGAAACATTAGCTGTCGAGCCGGTGCCTGCAAACTCTAGCCGATTGGTATCAGCTTGATGCAAGCGAATTTGCGAACCATTGCTTCCGTCTGCGTTTAAAGCAACAAGGCAGCGGTCTTTAGAATTGCTGCTGCTGTTTTCAATGAAGAGGGCTGGCGAGCTGTTCGCTGTTGGGTCAATCGACATCCCCGTTGACCCGCCGGTACCGACGATATGCAACGGTGCTTTTGGAGTAGCCTCTCGAACCCCAACAAGACCGGATGATTCGTTGTCGGCCTCGGTGAAAGAGCCAAGAAAAACCAGCTTGTTTGCATTCGTTGTTGTGTCTACTTCAATGAAGTCTTCGCCAGTCGTCCCATCTTCGAACAACAGCGCCGGGTCTAGATTCGTTGTCAATTCCGTTGGCGGCGAAGCTACATCGCTGCCGCCCATCCCAATTTGAACAATCTTAGGCATCTTAGAACCCCCGCCCTTCTGCGTTAACAGTACCGCCCGAGCTGGTCCCCACGTACGTCAACTTGAATTCCGAAATTGGGAATCCAAAAGCGATAGCCGTAAGATCGTTGGCTGCGACGGCTTGACTCTCTAACTCTCGGTAGGTCCCGCCCGGGTCTTTGTAGTGAACTTTTGCCGTGCCCGCTGTTGTAGCAAAGACGAAAAAAACAGCGCCGCGCTTGGCGGTGTGGGGGCACTGCCCCTCGAGAATATCGGTCTGGCTTGTCGTGTAAGCCTTGCCGGAAACAGTTACGCCTCGTGTAGCCATGGTCATTTTCCTCCCGTCAGGGTCAAAGCGGCTGGGCTGCCATGTGCCTGCCGCCTCCAAAATCTTATCATAAGCGGCCCCCTCTGGAAGGGAAAAAGTAAACCAGAGGGAGCCTAATCCCCGGACATTGTACAGGGATTATTTATTATCGAAGGTGCGCGGGTCGAGCTGTGGGGATGCCCGCCCGCGCCATCATGAGCATTGGGGTGGCTCATGAGATTTTTCGTCCGCTAAAAAAAGACTCATTGATCCGCACAATCGGGCTAGCATCTGTCCATGTGATTGTGACGCTTACGGTCTCGCCTTTTGCCAACTCGGCAGATTCTGTGCCGAGCGTAAACCGCCGTCGTTTATTTGCGCTGGAGCTGTTAAGCTCATCAAAGAGATTCATCACCGACAGAGTGCCCGCTGTGCTTGCTGTCAGCGTAAAAGATACCGAGCGAGCAGGGTTCGACGGGTCTACGTTCAGAGTGCTGGAGAATGCATAGGTCCCAGCCTCTGGCGCTGTGAATACGCCGGTGCTGTTGTTGTAGTTGGAGCCATAATCGTGGGCCTCGGTGTTGAATACAATAGAGTCGCCTGAGCTGCTCGCGGTAAAGCTTGAACCTGTGCGCTTTGCCGCAAAGCTGGGCTTTTCTTTCGCAAGCGCGATGTCATCCCAAAACCCTTCGTCCCCTGGGTTAGCTGCCCGGCTAAGCTCTACGCTTGCATAAGCAGCATCCGAAGGCGGCGATGCTACGCCGCTGATATTAACCCACTCAGAATCCGTTGGGCTTGCGCTGTAGACGGTGGTGCTCGCCGTGCTATTGGCTGATTTGTCATAGTCCCACCAGAAAATCTTGAGCGTGATAGCGTGCGAGCTGTCATGAAAGACCCAAGCGCTCGCCCTGTATGGTTTGTATTCCGATATTGGCACTTTATCGGTCATCACCGTAGCAACGGTAGACGTATCAAGCGTGTTGAGTCTGTAGCGTCCAGAGTGAACCCCGCTAGGCCCGGAACGCTTCAAGTCTGTTCCGATTGTCCCAGATGTCACGGTCCACCCTGGACACATTTGCCCTGGATCATCCCAAACATCAAAGCCAGGATTCCAAAGCAGATTGGCCCCTGGCTGCAAGGCTTGTTTGTCAATTTGCTCGATGCCGATAGCGCCAAAGCGCCGCAAGTCATGAACGCTGGTTACGGATGAGCCATCCGTTACTACCTTCGCAAGTCTAAGCTCACCCGCTGCTAGGTCTGGCTCTGCTGCGCTGGTGGCCACCTCTTGCTTGATGATGCCGCCGGTCATCATGTTTAAGCCCAAGTAGGTGTGCTTGCTCGCCGTCATTGTGAGCGCGTGAGCCTCATTGCTCGAGAGCGTAAGCCCCGACGCGGCAGCGATGCCCCCGGCGATGCTCACACCAAGGCCGCTTGTGGCTGTGACAGCCATCGAGCTTGCTTGATTGTCAATCAGAGCTCTATTCATGGTGCCGGAGCGGGACGCAATCATCTGGGCCGGTGGTATCCTGCCGAAGTCGCTAGTCACCGCCCTCGGGGGCTTGCTCGTAATCGTCACGCTCGGTGGGCTTGACTTGGTGGCATAGCTCAGCTCAAGCTCAATACCTATCGCATCACCGAGCGGCAAAATTTCGCGCTTGGTAATCTCAAACTTGACGGTTGAATCTAGCCCATCAAGTCCAAGCTCGGTTGATAAGAACAAGTTATTGTCAATGGATACCAGGTCCCCGATCTCAAGGTTCAGGTGCTCTAGCCCGACAAGGATAGATACCAGGGGGCACGTATTTGAAAATCTATTTACGACGTACTCGCCAAACTCAAAGGCCGGGGTCGCGTCGATAATAACCCCGATATTATTACCGCCCGTAGTGGCCCCGCCGGTATCAACCTCGGTGCCCGCAAAAGGCCTTGATACCAGCGTGGTATTGAAGCCAAGAGGCCCGGAAACTGTAGAGCCTGTTAGGTCCCCATCATGGTCGCGCTCTGAATGAATGGTGGGGGCAGAGCTAACGGTGAAGGCTGTCGTGCTCTTCAGGATTTCCGAATTGTACAATGCATAGAATGGGCGACTTGCTGACACTTTCGCATCGGCTGGTTGCGAGCCGCCAAGTAGCCCGCCCCGGGTCCCGGATATTCCGCCCTCGCCTCCGATTGACGCAAGAGCAGTAGCGCCGCCGGTCAAAGTGTCTGCGAATACCATCGAAGAGCCTGATAGGTAATTGACCGTATGCGAGTAATCCGAAGCGCCTAGGTTGGTGGCTGCCGTGTTGTCACTCTGCATCAACAGGTCGGTGCCTGAGATTTTACCGAAGGCTGTTTTCACCTCAGTGATGATACCTTGTGCCGGGTCGAGCTGTTGAAAGTCGGTGTATTCGTCGGTTGTAAAATGCTTAGTTACTGCGGCGCTTGAGTCATAACGAACAATCTTGATATCGCCGCTTGCCGGGTCATGCACGAGAGTTGAGCGCGTTAGCCTCATTGTCTCATTTACGAAATTCTCAATAGTGATTTCTTGAGACGCGAAAGCGTTAGGCGCATCTTCTGGGCTGCCGTCAAAGCTCTCCACCCCAATGCCATCTTGAAGCGCCGGTGGTGCGCTAAGCCCAGTGTTGTAGGTAACGATTGAACTGAAGTTGTAGTGGCTTATGTCGGTGTGGTTTGACGGTGTGAATGATGCCGTGTCAATATCGCCAGACGCTACCCCGCAATCTTGGAGCATTTGAGAGACCACCGCGAACGGGTGTTCGCCCAGATATGTGCGGTACGTCTTCACGCCTTTTAGTTGATGCGTAAAGGCCCGAGCTTTGATGATGATGCGCCCTTCTTGGGGTATCACTGAAATAATCGGGCCTTTGAAGATGCCGACAAAATCCGAGAGCGCGAGCTCTGTTTCTCCAAGCTTCACGGTGATGATTTTTTCATTGAAGCTTTGCGAGGAGACTAGGCCACGTATTTTGCCATCATCAACAAGGGTGAAAGTCATCTCCCCGTGCTGCACCTTGCGCGATACGGGATCGACTGACTGCGAGACGGATGTTACCTCGCCCAAGATAGGATCGCCCGTTACGGTGCTATCTAGCGCCTCTGGCGAGTTGTGAAAGTCCATGGTGGTACCGCTCAAGGCAATGGAGCAGTGTACTACGGGCTCTACAGTGGCCCGGCTCATGGCTTTGATGAAATTAGCGTTGAGCGTAAAGGCCATTTATTCCCTCGAGAGAAATGGGGGCTGCTCGGTCATGCCGAAAGCAAGCCGCCGCTCGGTGGGTCCTACTAGCGGAAAGTTTAGCCCTGCATCATCCAAAATCATCAGCTGACTTTTAGGGCTGCTTGATGGGGTCTCAACGTAAACAAAAGGCCGCGTCCCTTCATTGATATCATTGAACCAGTCATCAATGACCGTGATTTCGGCGGATGCAGAGATAGATGCTTGAAAGGCCCGTACTGCCTGGCCCCTGTAAAAAGTGTAACGCTTCGTGATTCCCGAATTGCTCACGTAGTCACTAACCAGACTCTGCTCATTCTTGTTGTTGTATGGCAAGTCTGGGTTTCGCTGGAGTTGGTAGCGCCTGCCTAGAATAATTTCGCCCACTTCAGGGATATAGGAGCCAGATGACTTTGTGAGCTTTAGCCGCACATATTGAACGTTCGAATATCTCTGAGCGGTGCCGCTCGAGCTGTAGGCTGTGCCGCCGCTCTCTGAGTTGAGATTGAAGATTGCATATCTCGAATCAGCAGAGCCCCCGGATATCGTAAAGGCTGCGATGCGCTTCTGGTTCGAAGAGAAATCCTCGCTGTCTGCAATCTCAATAGCCGCTGTGGTCAGGCTGAGACTGTTGAAGTTGTGGCCGAGCAGTATAACGGTGTCAAAGGTGATGCCGGTCGCAAAATAGAAATTGTAGTATTTTGTAGAGTCCGAAGCGCTGGCGCTAGCATACTTGGTCAACAAGCTCCCAAGGTCATCATATGCGCGGGCCGCTGGGAAACTCGAGTCTGTCTTGTCTGTGTCTACGTGCTCCCCGTCAGCCGTGAAATGCGCATCCGAAGCGGTGCCCGCCTGTTGTACTACGAACATGGGCTTGTCATTTGTAAAGCCGGTAGTCTCTGCGCTGGTCAGCGCTGCCGCAGAATACGCCATCAGAACATTCCTTGCGCTTTGAGGTCTCGAAGAGCAGGCACCACGTTTTGACGAACGAAGCGCTTAATTTCTGCCCGGCTCTGCGGCATCGTCGAGTTGAGCTCTATGTTCACAATCTGAGAGCCAAGGCCGCCACCACCGCCACGCCGCAAGCTGTCGGTCTGCTCTTTGGTCAACACAAATTCGCCGGGTTGTAGCATTGTAGGAACGCTATCCCGGCCCTGCACGCCGCCGGTAACTAAACCGCCGTCCTGCATGCCCTCAAAGCCCATCTGGATAAACCCGCGAATAAGGCCAAACATCGCCGCCGCTGCCGCCGATGCCACCACCGGCCCAGCAAAGCCAAACGATGCTGCCGCGTTCGCTGCACCAGTAGCCGCGCTTGCCATGACTTGCTTTTGCATGGTCTCGAGCGCGATATCGATGGCGGATGCGCTCGCTGCTTTCATGGCTGCACCAAAGCGGCTCTGCCCTTCCTCTGCTGCGCCGAACGCGCTAACAAACGCCGAGCCGATGGCATCCGCGCCAGTCACCGCCGCGTCAACCTGCTCTTGGGTTCGCTCTGCTGCTGCCTGGGCTTGCTGCTCTTGCGCTTCGATAAGTGAGTTGGTCAAGTCAATCCGGCGCTGAAGGTTTGCGGCTGCTGTTTCCTCGATGCCCGCTTGTATGCGCTCCTCGAGCGTGGCGATAGTTTGTAGGTGCGCCTTTTGTTTTTCCTGCGTTGCCACAAGCTTCTCATATGGCTTGTTGAGCCCGGCGGTTGCGGTGCCGAGCGCTTTGACTGCGCCCACCGAAACCTTGCCGATTCCTTCTTGCACCGCTGTTGAGATTGCGTTGGTTCGCGCCTCAAAGTCTTCCTGCTCTCGGCCGAGCTTGGCAAATTCTTTCTGGGCTTCAACAAGCGCTGGCTTGTATTCGTCCGAAAAGAGCGAAGCAAACTTTAGAAAGGCCGCCGTGACCGCGATCAACCCTTGCTCAAATTTGGTCGAGATATCCCGGGCAAGGTTAAACGCCCCGGCCACGCCCTGCGTGATAGCGATTGCCATCTTCTGGAAAAACTCAACTAGACCGATAGCCAGGATTTGCTGATTGGCTGCTAAGAAGTCACGCGCCCTTGTAATCAGTGGGGCAAACTGATTGCCAAGGGCAACAAAGACATTCAAGAGAACGTCCCCCATGCGAGCCGCAAGCGCGTTGACCGAATCAGTGATTTGCCCAAAGCTTTGAACCAGCGGGTCGTTAGCGCTGCGGAACGCTAGGGATTTCTCTATTGCAGCAGTCGCCACCTCTTTGAATTTTTTGAGAACCTCGAGACCCTGGTTGATGCCCACCGCTGCGACGGTAAACCCTTTAAACGCGGCTGCGCCCATGCTGCCAAATTTCTTGACGGCTGCGAGCGCTTTGTTGGATTTCTTGCCGACGTCTTCGATCTCGGCGCTGGCATTGTCCTCGGCGGTTATCTCTATTTTTGCTTCAACGTCTGCCATTTCTTGCCCTCTTCGCTTGCCGCTCCATCTCTGCCTTCTGCTTTTTCGCCCTCTCTAACTCCACCTGTTTGATCGTCTGCGCCACCAGGTCAATGGCTTCATAAACAAAGGCAGGCTCTTCATCTAAGCGGCTGCCCCCATAGGGAAGTATCCGATAGTCCCGCCAATCGCTAAACCACTTAACGTGCAGAATAGAGTGCCCATCAAGCTGGGACCACGGGCACCGCCGAAGGCTCGGGGCAAACTCAAAGGCCAGATTGGCGCTCTTTTCTTCGTCACAATTTCGCGCATCCCTGAACTCATCCCCATCCGCTGCCTCTGGACCTTTGCACTTTGAGCATCCCCAACCTAGAGCCTTGTGGCCGCTCGAGAAAAAACGAGCAGCCAGCTCTATTTTTTTCGCATCCCCTCCGAGAGCGTAGAAACCTCCGTGAGCGCCGCGTAGCATTCATCTATAAGGCTCTGTTCTGCGCGCTCCCATAATGCCTCCCCGGTCTCGATAGGCTGCCCCAGAATATCCTCGCATTGATGGAGCCGAACCACTCGAGCCTTGATGATGCGCTCAATGGCCGCCTCTGCGCTCTTGAGGCTCACCTTGCCATCTCTGCCGAGCGCCGCCCTCTGCGCTGCCCTTAGCTCGCCGCCGGTCATCGGTGCGAGCTCTATGCTCATTTGGTCAGCCTCTGGCTTGTCTCGGTTGCCGTTCCATTCTGGGACGTACTCACGCAAATCCTCTTCTCTTGCTTCCATGTTTTTCCCTTTTTAGTTTTGATGTCATGATTGGTTCCAAAGCAGCGTCAGCTCATCGCCGCCGCTACTGCCTAACGATGTGAACGGGATGTTGAGAATTGCTTCTTCTGCCTCTGGTACGTCGATAGCTCCAAAGTCTAGCTCGCAAGTTGACATCGCTACCAGCACCTTTTTGGTGGCAACCCCACCAAGCGTTACCATGATAGGCACGCTTGAGAATGTTGGGTCGGTGGTGGTGATGTGGACATAGCGCTGGGCCAGCGACTTGATAAAGTCTTTTCGCGCTCTAACCGTCACGCTGCCCGTGACCGAGCGGAACCCTGCAACAAAATCACTGGTCCCTTTTTCAAACGCTTCATCCGATAGCGGCTTGATGTTGTTCGTCAAGGTCATGTCAAAAGCAGTAATCGGGAGCGTTACACTGTTAAGCGTAAGGCTGCCGCTGATCCCGTTGATGGGGATTCCTGACGTGGTTTCCGTATATGTTGACGGTGTAACAGCTGCATCATTGCTCCAACTGTGATCGGAGTTGATGGTCAAAGCGTTATCGCCAGTTTTTGCCGTAATGGTTCTTTCCGCGCTGTTAAGGCTAATGACTGAGCCAAGCATAAAGTTAACACCCTCGCCCGAGTGTACGGAAAGCGCGCTTGTAGTAGAGCCAGCACCATCAGCGGCGCCCGTGCCCGTTAGCGCGTAATTGAACGCGCCACCGCTAAAGCTTATACGGGGCTCCTCTCCGCCGCTCGCTGATATGCTCATCTCTTCGACGTATGCACCAAAAAGGTCCTCTCGAAACACGCCGTTCGCTGTGCGGGCAATTCGGCACGTCGGCAGAGCGTTGGAATCACTAAGCTTGTAGGCGTTAGTTGAAAACGCGCCAAACGTGCCACCCATCGCCGCTTCAATTAGCGGGCCAATGTCTGGAGCCTCGGTCCCACCTGCTGGCAGAAGATAGCTTTCACAACTGAAGCTTACCTCCTGCTTGCCCGTGATGCGCTCGAGCACTGAGCGGCTTGCTCGAGAATCCATTCGATCGGTGCGCGCAACAGTAAACTCGATGGATGATGCAAGCACCTTAGCAGCGTCCCCGCCAGCCAAAGCCTCTTGCGACGCAGTGCCATATGCCCCACCCGCTGCGCTTTCTGCCTTGCAGAAAAATTTAAGATTGCGGCCTAATGCGTGATCTGTTGTTGCTCCCATGGGTCAGCTCTCCTCGCTTTGTGTTTCGTCTTGTTTCTTTTTGCGCTTTGGCTTTGGCTCTGCTGTCTCAAAGCGCCCACCGTCAATCAATGCTTTTGCAATCTCTGAGGGAAACTCTACCACGTCACCCGGCTGGATGGGTTTATCGTCAATCCTGATAGGTATTTCGCTGATAAGCCTGATTCGCATGTTATCCCCTAACTTGATGCCGTGCTTCGCAGATACTTGATTTGCACCTGCATCAACACCGAACCATCCCCGTGCGCGTCTGGGTCGCCTTCATCTGTTTCATATTGTGAAATGGTTGTGCTGATTGCATTGCTGCCTCGAGTTGTGTCCGTGTTGAGCGCTGCGATTAAGTCATCCACCAGATTGTTTAGCTTGGTCTGCCGGTCTGCGAGCGTAGTGCCTGAGACATGGCCAATCACCGAGACCGCCATGCTGCAATAAATATTGCCACCGGGCTGGTGCTGCACCGTCTCAACCCCGGGCACGTATCCAATGAAAGGCCGCTCCCCGCTCTTCACGTCGAAGTAGCCACGTGCCAAAGCCTGCACCGTGTCTACCGAGGTCTTAAACCCGTTGCCGGTGGTAACGCCCTCAAAGGTTGTCTGGAGATTATCCAAGATAAGCTTGCGCGCTGGTGTTCCCATCAGGTAGCCCTCGCCGCTGCCTCTTTGGCCGCCTTCATCACGCTTTCAATCTCGTCTTTGATATTTGGAAGCGCGAGCTCTACCGCTTCCCCCAGATAATTTGTCGGCTTGATTTTAACGAAGGCCATCAGAGTATAGGCAAGCTCACCGCTGTTTTTGTCCACAAGATAGCCGCGCAATCTGCCCGGGGCTGTGCTCACTGGGGGGAAGAACTTGAGCTTGGTTCGCCCGGGGTCAAACTCCCTCGGAGCAATCGCGGCATTGTTTCGGATGATGGGGCTGTAGCTATAATTCGGCACCGCCAAAGCTTTGACCCTGCGCGGCCTAATCACGCCACCATAGTGGTGAATCAGCGAGTAAGGCACGGTCGATGTAACATCAATCACGAACTTGTTAGCCGATGTTTTGAGCGGGCCTGGGGTGAAACTATTAGCCAGCCTGCCTTTGGCTCTGCCGTATTTATTGAGCCGCAAGCCCACTACCTCATTGACGGAGCCTTGAACCTGCTGAGCTGCGCGCAACATCCCCATAGTGAGCGCTGGGCCTAGCTCGCTGGAAAACTTGCGGGCAAATTCTCTGATTGAGTCATCCACCTCGACTTTGAAAGGCTCGGCCATCGTCAATCGTCCAGGTTGTCAAATTGATTAAGCCTAAAGGGAGTCAGCGGCTTGTCTTCGTCTTCTTGGATTGTCTCTTTTCCGGACACAGAGCCACCGCCGAAAAAGGCTCCGGTATCACCTCGAGCAGCCTCGGCCCTGAGCTCTTTGAGTAGGTCCCGATAAAACTGGGTCTTCTGCGAACGGGAGCCGCCAAGACCTAAGGATCCCCGGTCAATCTCTCGAGCAAATTTGGCCAGGATGCCCTCAATGGCATCAATAGCCGCAAGCGTCGGATCGGGCCGCGCCGTGAGCAGAGCGTCTAGCGTCTCATTGCTCAAGAGCTGGTCGTTAGTATCGACATCGCCGATGCGAAATCTAAGCCGGTCTCGGTCTGTCCCCAGGCTGTCCGAATATGACCAGCTCATTACTCAACCCTTTTGCGAGGTCTCCCGCGTTTGCGCTTTGGCTTTAGGTCAGCGGCTAGCAAATGGTCGGGCACCTCTACAAGCGCGCCCGACCGAAGCATTCGCTGGAACCCCGGCCACTGCCGAGCCTCTGGTATTGGAGTCCAGGGCTCGACGGTTCCGGTGTTGGTCTTCACTCGTTTGAGAGCGAAAATCATCAGCCTACACACTCATTAAAGAATACGCCGAGGTCTGCGCCGGTCACCTTAAAATCAAAGGTGCTCACCGCCTCGATGCGCTCTGAGTGATTCTGGTCCATGCGATACCGAAGCGCACGGATTGGCTCAAACTCAAACATATAGCCACCAGCCGGAGTCATGAGACCCGGATTCGGTGGACGGTAAACCAACAGAGCATCATCAGGGTCGAAGACATAACTGAAGTTTGCCGTTGCGCCTTCATTTGCCGTGTTAACAATTGAGCCCGCAACCAACACCTCATCAACGTCAAAAAGCGCCGCGAGCAGATCGGTGGTTACAACGCCCCGCTGAGTGAACTTGACCCTGTCCAATATGTCATCGCTATCACGGAGCGCCGTAAAAACGTCGCGTCCCAAAACGAGAACATTCGGCTTGCGCCCAGTCTTGGAATAGACCGCATCTTGCTGGGTCTGGATGTCCTTGATTGGCGTGCCACCGGAAGCGCTCCAAAGAGTCCCGGGGGTGATATCCCCGCCGGTAGTTGAACCGGTCCATGTGTTAATGGTGAAAGCCGCCGCCGCAAACTCTTGGTCCCGCTTCTGAAGAAGCTTTTCGGTGACGTAGGTTGCTGCACTCGTAAGAATGTTAACACCTGCATCTGAGTTAGCTTGAACCAAATCATCAACATCCATATGGACGCCGAACTGGTCGCAAGAGTAGGTTTGCTGACTTAGCGTAAAGTTAGCACCAGCCGTTGGCGAGCCTGGGGCTCTCAGCTCGGCAACACCTCTGAGATAGTCTGACTTGGTGAAAACATGGTACTTGTTGCTAAGCTTATCCACGCTGACACGGTTGAAAATTTTATCGGCGATAAAGGCCGTTTGCTCTTGCGCGTACGCCAAACTGATGTTGGTCAAAGCTTGGTCAACATGCACTTCTGAAGTAGTAATAGGCATCGTTTACTCCTTACGCCTGCTTGCCGTTTTTCTGGAGAAGGATGGAAACGATATCCCCGTCCGCTGTTGGATCTTCGAGTGCAACACCCATGCGGAAAGACCCGGTGTCGGAAACCTTGCCCGCTGAGTTGGTGTCGCACCCGACGTTGTAGCCCGCGCCCAGGCCCGACTCTGTGCCGATGTAAAGCTTGGTTACGCCGTAGACGCACACGCTCGCCGCCTGGCCTGCGGTTGGCTTGTTTTGCAGAACACCAATGGGGTTTCCATCGTCGCCGGTCAAAACTGCCTTACCGTTGGTATCGACCGCTACGAAATAATATTGCTTGGCTGACAAGTCAGCGCCCGCCTCGAGCGTGATGGTCAGTTTGCTTTGTTCAAACGCCATGATCAGCGCCCTCCGTTCTGACGCTCTTGGTTGTAAGCCTGGTAGAGCGCTGGATTAGTTTGAATGGTTTTTGCAATCGCCTGCGGCATGCTGAGGGAGCCCCCCGACTTTTCAACTTCCGATTTTGCGATTCGTTGGATTTTGGCCCATGGGTCACCGCCGGACATGTCCGGCACTGAGCGCCCAGCCTCAACAAGCAGCGCGCCGCCCTGGAGCGCTGCGCTGGAAGCCTCGAGGGCTTTCTCTACGCGCTCGCCTAGGTCGCTATCAGTCGCCTTAACTGCAATCATCAAGTCCACCACCTCGTCGAGACTGTGGCCTGGAATGTTGCAAAGCGTCTGCTCTGCTTTGGCGAGATACTCACGCCGCGCACGCTTGGCGATTTCCTCGCCTAGCTGCTTCTCGAGCTTCTCGCTCTTTTGCGTCAGCTCTTCTTTAGCCTTCCAGATAGCGTCAATGGCTTGGCGAGCAGCAGGGGGCAGAGTCTCAAGAGATTTCTTGAGTTCATCATCCTCTTTTTTCTCTTTGTGATAAGGCTTCTCCACGTCTTCCATGGCCTTTTCCTTTTCGTCCTCTTCGTGCTCAGCCTTTTCTTTCTTGTCTTCGTGCTCGGCCTTTTCCTTCTTGTCCTCGTGCATGCCCTTGGCACCCGAAGCGCGACCGAGCGCACTAAGCGCCTCGCCGACTGGCATCATGTCCGAATATGCCTCGAGCAGCTTCATCGCTGCCATGATTGCCGCTTTGGCATCTGCGGGCATGTGCTCCATTTTCAAAATGCTCTCGAGCTTATCCACGGCCTCGCTTGAGCCTTCAGCTTTGAGCACTTCAACCAAGACTTCATCCATCTGGTCACCTCTTGCTTTCATCACCGGAAAGCGTCGTTTCAAATTGGCACCGCGCTCAACGAGAGACACCTCAAGCGTCTTGACGTCTTTGAGCGAAGTGATGCGCCGCTTCTTCATCGCGCACCTCATTTCGATTTTTGGAATTTCGTCCTGAACTCGGACTGGTCAGCCTGGTCTCGGCTGTGGGTTCATTATCTTTATTTTATTTATTATCGTCAAGCACTATTTAGTATCTATGAATTCCACCTCTGGCATATCATCCTCGCTCATCTCCTCTCGCTGGCCAAAGCCGCCGATTGAGAACGCGTTTAGCTCCTCCTCTTGCACTTTCGCCCACGCTTCGGGCTCGAGCTTAACGCCGAGAATCCAAGAGCCAGAGTGAACAACATCATCCCCGAATGGCACCCGGTTGGCCTTGTGCGGCTCACCCGCCATCGCGGCTTTGTAGTCATCGGCGCTGGGGTAAGGCTGAACCCAGCTCTCAACCACTTGGGCATCAAGCCGCCCGTTATGCTCGAGGCCGATGGTTCTAGATGTTGCCAGGAAGTCGTGAGCCGTTTCTTCAATAACCGCCGGTGGCACATGGTCGCCCTGCCCATCGACAATATAGGGGTCCAACACAATCCCATAAACGATACGCTTGGCCGTGTCCTGCTTTGCGATGGTCACTGATTTCTTGGCCTGCTCGCGCTCGTATTGGCCGAGAATCTTATTGGCCCATCGCTCGCCCGCCTTGCCGCCCCATAGCAGATTCGCAATCAGCCCCGCGCCTGGATAGCCCGAATCCTTCGGGTCGCGGTTGGCCGGTGCTTCGAGGT